TGACCCTAATATTTTTTTTTTTTTGCACATACAGCGTGAAAGCGGTTACAAGAGTGGATCTTGCAACTATATAATACCACGCTACGCTTGAAGAAACAACTTAGAGAAAAACTCCCCCCAGCTATGCTGAGGTTGAAACTCTGTGTTTCGCATAGCTAGGACCCTTCCGGGCGGCGCGCTGCAACGCCAATTATGACCCTAATATTTACATTAGAGGGGTGGGTCTGGATACCACGACAATTGTGGTGCCCCTCTAAACATGAACAAGTTGAAGTCGTCCGCAACGGCGACAAACCGCAACAAGTCCGTTGCTATATTGCCAGGCAATATAGCTTTCACAGAATATGCCAAAGACTGTGAAATTGTGGTGGGTGCCAAGAACGTATCGGCCCACCTATTTCCATAGAACGGCAATTCGACTTCCAACGTTCGCCCAGTAGCGGCATTAGTCATTGCCATTCCTGACCAAGATTCATCTTCATATGCGAACAATGCCTTTCCATCATTGTAAGTGTTGCTGAAATTGCCTCTCACGGCGTCAGGAAGCCGACTGACCCAATAATTTATGGTAATACCCCCACTAAGGGGTATAAACTTGTACCGCATTCCGCCTCTCCAACCAGCGAATGCTGAAGAGACGTAAGCATGTAGGGAAAGTGGTCCCTTCCACTGGTTTCCATCTAGTTCTCCAGTCAGGGGCCCCCTATAAATTGGGTACATCGTTCGGTCCTTGGACACATAAGCCCATTCAAAACCAGCCGCTTGATCAAACTGCATCAATTCTTCCAAACAATATCTTTTTAGGCATGTCCTGAAAGAAGTTATTGGATCTCCATGAGCAAAAGCTGCCGCTTCAATTGGTATTTCACCACCAACTTTGTCGATTACATTGGTCCCTTCGGGACTGTTGAAATCGGTTTGTCCATCAATGGGCTCAACTTGTCCAGCTTGAGCTATCAAAGAATCTTCGTTCTTATCGACTGTTTTCAATGGCTTCGACAGTTCTTCTGTGGTGTCATAGGGGAATGGAGTAAACAAATTGATCCCTTCTGAATCCGGTGCAAACACTTCCAGTTCTGGAAATGACGTCCAAACATTGACATACACCGCTTCGGAATCACCTGCAGAACTCATTAGCTCATTAAGTACAGAAATGGTTACGACACCATTATCTGTGAAAGAGCTTGATGTGTTAAACAGACCACCAAAGGTATATCTGTTTGTAAAGAGATCCGGTTTTGTTAGATAGGGTCGGAATGAACCCCAACCAATGTCAATCGAGCAATCTCTACATTCAGCCAAATCAATAATTTGAGACCGGACCACTTGTGGCTGCGCAGGGGAAATAGGTTGCCCCAAATCCCAGGATACCAACAAGCGGCCTTTGTGAAAAGAATTGGCTACAATCTGGATTCTCACTCGCATCGTTCCTCGCCACCGTCCAAAAGGGCGAGCTACAAAAGCTGACGGGGTCATCACATGAACCGAAGATGATACTGGTACCGTTCGAGCCAAAATTCTCTGACAATAAGGATTTACAGGAAATGAAACAAGGGGAGCATCAACTGGTGTTGACTGATACCACACAATGTTATCAAGCCACAACGATTCAATAGAAGCCAGATGTTTGAAACTTAATTCATCAACATCAGCTAAACCAGAGACTCTAGGATCAAGCGTCACCTCTCTCTTTGAGTTCATAGCCAAAGTCACCGCTGTATCCTGTGAATCAGTACAAGCCAATTCAACTGCATTTGCGATCACCATGCGTCCAGGATCAGTAACGACACGCGGCTTGCAATATCCAAAAAGCTGGGCTATATTGGACACTGCATTAGCTCCAATTTGAGACGCAAGTGCAAAGGGTCCAATCCCTGGCACTCCAGTCAACTTACCAGCAATTGTCGATATGACAGCAGCGGGCTTAGAAATTGGGCCTTTCGCATATTCATCTTGAACCTCACCAACTTGAGCTGCAAGTCCTTGCATGGGAAGCTGAGCAGGAGATGCCAAATATACATCCTCACACCAGGCATAGATATGGTAATCAATTGCCTTTGTAGAAGAGGGATTTAGAAGAGTATTTATACTATACAACCACATCTCTCCCAATCCATTTGGATTCCCACTGATCAGATCGAAACAGTCATTATACCAAAAGAATGGCAAAACCATTTCACCTCCTTGTGAAACATTGGGATCAATCAAGACATGCTGCCTTTGGGAAGCAGTAATCTTATCTCCCATCCAAACAGCGTCGGTGTAATAAAAAGGCGCCATTGCTGTATAGGGCATGTAAGACATGCAACCCATTCCCCAATAAAACGCATTACCATTGATGATGATCTTGACGTGCAATTTTCCACGAAAATTGCGAAAATTGTTGAGACGGTTGGAAATGCGTGGATTCTGCATCCATAAAGTCCAAGGGAAAAACTTTACATCTAAACCTCCTCCAACGGACCATTTGCCTTTATATATTTCTACAGGTCTGGCAAAGAAGTCCTTAAACTCAACATTCGGGTCAAAGGAGGCATTCCTTGTAGCATCTTGGTAACTATCTACAATTGCAGTAAAGGCTGGATTTTGATCATGAAATGAAACCGTGGCTGATTTCTCTTTCTGAGTATTATTTACAAATTCAAATATCCCTGCCTGTGCTGCAAGCGAGTCATCCGACTCTTCCAGATTGATGTCTGGTACATTACAAGGGCTCTGTTTTGACTTCGAGTCAGAGCTTGAACTCCTTTCTTTGTTATTAGCAATTTATGTACAAATGAGGGGCTAATTAGGCCACACTCAAAGGGTATTTACAATATATACAATCATCCATATGTTCCTTCACATGGATAAAGGAGGGAGAAAAAGCGACTGGGTCGCCTTGTTGGTAAAATATCGCCGGGGATCGATATTCTCCCATACCAACATTCCTCGAATTTCCCATTCACAGTCAGGCTCAGAAGTATCTCCACACGTGAGGTAGAAGTGACGTCTGATCGTAACTCCATCAGGGGCAAATTCCAATGAATAATTCAGGTCCCAATCTGAATCAAAGAAGTCCCAAATATATGCAGTCAAGTCCTGACTGTTCAAGAAGAGTGGACTCTCTCTCCTCTTCTTCATTAGGAACATCCGTCGAATCTTGACATCTCCTCGAGAGATGGCCACACATGGTGACTGACACCTCTCAAACAAATATTCAATTCGTTCAGCTATTCCTTTCTTCCTTTCACGTGAACGCCGTATACCAACGGCGTTCAAAAGAATCTGCTCATGGAAGTCTGGCAGCATTCTCACGTCCCAATCGACAAGGCTACGAATAACCCAATTCATTCTGGTGGAACAGAAACTCCAGAATTCAATGCTTCCTACAGACACGGGAGGTGGCATTACTATGCTTTCCCCAATTCTGAGTTGTCCTGGATCCATATTTCTCCAGTACACAAAATGCATGGGCAACACAGCAACAATATCCACCAACCATGGTTCTGCAGGAATCAAAGATCTGTCTCGTCTGTTCCGATACCTCTCCATACCATCTTCTACGACACCAGATTGGCATTCCAAAACATCCTTAGCTGCTTGGTAGCAACAGGTTGTGCCTAGAAACTGATTCTTGATGTCCTCAATTGTGAATGGTTTGAAATAGTCAGAGACTCTGTGGCCTTCACTATCAACGGTCAAATGAGCAATTTCACGGAATTTTGGTAGGTGTAATAGGTACTCCTCTTCGGAGTGAAAATACAATTCACGCAAAGCTCCATTCAAATTTCCAGCACATATCTCTGCAACAGATTCTCGTTGATCTTTCTTAGGCTTCCGTGTCAAGGCAAGAGACTTATAAATGCTCTCCTTCTCCAAACACCCAACTATAGCACCAAGCTGGGGGTGAGGGTGGAACTTTCTTTTAAGAAATGAAACTTGAGAAAATTCCTTGAAAGGCACCTCAGAAATTTTCTTTGAAGCATCTGTGTATTTCACGCCAATTTTGTCCAAAACTTCTCCAATAGATTGCATATTGAATAGGGTCTCCTCTTCTGAGACACTAAAAGTGTTGTCGTCTCCATAAGTCATCAAAGAGACGACATCGTGGAAGAGGGGTATCTTACCAAGTGTTCCAGTTTTATGCAAAGAGTAATATACATAGCGCATGTACAAACTATTACACAACCCATTCAAAATTACAGTAAGGGGGTTTCCTGAAGGATTGGAGCCAAAGGCCTTAAAAACCAAACCATCACTTTCATAGATAGGGAACATACACTCAGTCGCCAGTCCACTAAAAATAGCTAGCATCTCCTCTGAATATCCGGCCTTCGCCAAAATAAAATGAAGAATATCAAAGGCAGCCTTCATAAACTCTGGTCGTAAATGGACATCAAATCCAGAAAAATCTCCATCTCCACAACGTGATGTTCCAAATTTGGAGACCATACTTGCGATCTCTTCCCAATCCCTTCCTGTCGCGTCAACTCCCACAGCACTCTCAAATACATCTGGGAAGTGCGTCATCATGTTGATTAATGGCAAAGTAAGCATCCTACAGATGATAACCATGGCTACTGGGGCTCCGGCAAAAGCACGGATCTTCTTGTCTTTGATCTTCTTGAAGGTAATTGCTTCATCCTTCAAATTCACTCGGAATATTAAATTGGCCCGCTTGCCTTGGATAAACCACTCTGCAACGTTCTCAACTTCCAGTTCGACATCAGCTTTCGCCTTGTCAAACACAACGGAATAGACGAAAACAACACGTCCATCTATCTCCTTTTGGGAAACAAATTTCACAGTGTCCAAGCCATACTTTTCCTTCAAAATGCTCTGCAACATGAATTTCCACTTGGCCGAATTCAATGGCCACCCCATAGAAGTTGTGGGATTCAATGGATCAAATCCCTTCACCCCAGCAACACCACTAAGCGCCTCTTCATAAGATATTGGATGCACAAACTCTAAAAATTTACCTTTCAATACTAGTTTACTCAGTTTCTCCTCAAAATCTCTCTTGGCAACTTCCAAATACCTTGGATTCGACGGTGGCATCATTCGGGTGGTATCCTCTAGGTGGCGTCGTCTGGAAGGATTTGCAGCCTTCCTTTCCGGTGGACCGTGTGTTGGTTCATAGTTCAGCACTTCTTCCATTGCACTCTTCATAGGTGATTCAATTATATCTGTTCTAAATCGCGACAAGGGTAAATTGTGCTGACCATAAACTTCAACATTCGCCTCTTCCTCCAAATAGTGGATGGGGGAAAATTCATGAACATTTGGTGAATAAACCACATCCTTGCCATAAGTCTGGGCAGTCATTGCATTTTCCTCAGCAATCTTCACACCTCCAAATTGTGGAATGTACAACTTGTCAATAGGTGTGCAACCACAAGTGCGATCTCTTCCTGCAGTGTGAACTCCAATCAAAATTGGATTTCTCCCCGCAATAAAGACCATAGAACCACACATACCAGGATGATTGTCTCCCTCATAAATGATCATATCATGCTTTCCAACAAATATTCCATTGTGATGCACGACTTGAGACTTCATCTCCTGAATCTTCGATATCATCTTATAGGAACTTGGGTAGGCGAAATTAGATTTTCCAGTAACGACCGAATGATGTGCGTGATACACAAACAATGGAGCATTCTTTGGAATTTCAAAATCCACGAGGCTGTCAACCATATATTTGGAAAAATCTGCTGTATCCCCCCCTTGGGGGAGATGAGCAAACACCAAATCACAATCTTCGGCCCACCTCAAATTAGCTTCATTCAGCATGGCCTCAAATCTCTTTATGCCAATGCCAGGGTGCGTCGAAAATTTCGCAATATAGGTTTTGCCACGAACAAATTGATGTCCAGCCATCACCCACGTCCCACTTCCTACCGGGAACGCATTGCACCACATTTCGTCACCAATTTCAACCATGGAATCTTCCACAATCTCTCGGTATACGACCATATGCAAATTTCTATCGATTTTCCTTTCCAATTGGTCTAATGTTGTTGACACGCTAGCGGTTGGAGCCGCTAGTGTATTAGTGTAGACTTTCTGGTATTTATTATCTTTTTCGACAAAATTTTGCGGCGCATGTCCAGCTGCTTTAATCCTGGCTAAAATGGCACCTTCTCCTTCCAAAGGAGAGGGTTGCAACAATTTGTACATAGCAAACCCTGCAGCACCAAAACCAATAACAGCTGAAACGACTTGAAACCAAGGATCATTAACAACCTTCCTTGCTTGTCGAACAATATAGGAAACATCACAAATTGGTTTCTTTACGAGACGCAAGATGCGTGACATGGGAGCACAATTTGGAATCACTTCCTCTTCATTTTCATTACCCATGCACGCATCGCCAACGATGTCCTCTCCCATGAAAAATCTCTTCACGTCTGGGAGTATATTTCCAGCTTGCGTTTCTAACGGTTCATCTTCATCCTTTCTCTCCAATGCATTCTCACGCGCACATTTCAAACACGGCTTTGGATACATTGGATGTTCATCACAATGCTCTTTTTCATGCATTCTGTGTGCAGAGTCAACAATAGTCTTCTGAGCATGAAAATACTTTGGAGTATACCAGGACAACCAATCAACCAACTCACAAAGACTTCCTTGCAAAAATGGTCTAGTGGTCCACTTGTCATCCAACTCATCGTCATCATTCCGTATGATATGCACTTTGTTCAACGTCAGCCGCCACGCATCAGGATAAACGTCTTCTGCAAAATTATTGCTCAACGTTCCTTCAGAACTAGCGGCTCCTTTTCGCAAGGACACATCAACAACCAAATCAAAGCGACGCATGATGGAGGCCGGATTCACAGACCACCACCCTGCATTCAAATCTTCTGTATTTGTCGTAACACCAACTACTTTTGCACGAATATCATTTTTTCCTTTCTTCTCAGCTTCGGGACTAAGAGCACAACAGTGCATGGTGTTGATGAATTGAATGAGGATAAACAAAGGATTTGCCTCTGCTCGCTCAGGCTTGGTATTTCCAACATCGTCAAAAATCACACAGACATGTTGGGACCGGTACTCCGACTGATACTTATCATTACCATTGAGAGTACACCAATACTCTTCTCCTTCTGGAAAGTTATTGGCCCTACAAACCACATGACATGCAATATTCATCAATACAGACTTTCCTACCCCAGATGGGCCTCGGAAGAGTTGGGCAAATGGCTTCATTCTCAAACCACTGGACTTCCAACACGCCTGAATGTCATTTTGCAATTTATTCAGTCGAATAAGACGTGACTGCATCTCGGCAATAACACGAGGGTCTTTTGACGTGCTTTTCACAACTAAATGTGCAGCAGAAGTTTCTGCTATAAAAACAACAATCTCTTCCTCGCCCTTGATTCCATACTTTTGTTCGACTTTTTCCATCATACCAACAGTATTCATGTGAACTAAATCAACAGCCTTTCGAAAGGCGTCATCTAAGTCCTTGTAATCAGACTCACTCAACAATAGAGAAAAGTCTTGGGTGGTCAACGCAGGGACAACACAGTCCACAATCCAATCCATCACACTAAACAAATGATCAAAAATAGAATCAGACTGTTTCCCCACGGTCTTAACATGCAAGATCTTATACAATTCGGCCCCGTATTTATTTTGTACAGTTTCAGGGCAAATTCCCACGCATATCAACAAATTAATTGCACCAGCCAAGTGCTTCCCAAATGGACCCTGGGTAAGGGTCCTCCAATTGGTGGAAAACCACCCGGCTTGTCCCTCCAATACTTCTTGTTGGAGTTGTGAACCGTCCGATGCCTCTGTCAAAATTGACTTCAAATACCCAGACACACGCAAGCAAAAACTCGCATTTGGACTCCAAGTTTTAATATACTGGAGCATAGGGGGCAACATATCAATCAAATTTGTTCGGCGTGAACAGTCATAAATCAATAGAATCAGACTTTCTACACGAGAAAGAACTGCTTCCATCAACGTCTGGTCTACAGATTTATCAAGGGCTTGTTCAACCCTTATTCGCATTTCCTCAACAGTATTAATTATATTTGACACTGATTGAGCAGCGGAGCGAATCGACCGAATTTCATCTATCAGACCTTCTTGAGTATTCAGGGGCAGCGTGACCTGCCAATCCCGTTTCGCGCTATTACTAGCGGCTACCATTTCAATTGTTTCTTTAGAAAACTTCATGACGGGAGGACCCCCTTTAACGCAGGAGAACACGGATACTTACCTATCAGGCGGGGTTTTAAATATT